CCGGCTGACGGCCGCTTCGTTGTCGTTCCGTCCGCGTTCTACGGTTTCATGCTGAAGGATTCGCGCTTTGTCGCTGCAGGCACGAGCAAGACGGATTCGACGCTTGCAAACGGCTACATCGGTACGGCCGCAGGTTTCCAGATTTACCAGTCGAACAACGTTCCGAACACGACCGGTACGCTCTATAAGATCATGGCTGGCACCCGCGCTGCGATCAGCTACGCTCAGCAAATCACGAGAACCGAAGCAATGCGTCGTGAGAGATCGTTCAGCGACCTCGTACGCGGCAACTTCGTCTTCGGTGCTGCGGTCGTTCAGCCGAAAGCACTTGCCTGCATGACGGTCAACTTCAAATGAGTATCCGCGTCAGGGTAGTCGGAGCCGGAGCTCTCGCGACGCGCCTTGCCCATATGCGGCAGGAGATGCAGGGACGGCTGACGGAGGCCATGAACATTTCCGTTCGTGACGTTCAGGAACAGGCACGGGCTGACCATCGTTTTACGACAAGAACCGGCGAGGCGGAACGGAGTATTGCGACGGAAGTCAAAGGCCGGGGAATGAATGTCGCGGGCACGGTCGGAACGACGCGGCTGATCACAATCTACCTGCATCAGGGAACGAAACCGCATACCATCGTGCCGCGCAGTAAACAGGTGCTGCGCTGGCCGACGGGAAGCGGCTTTCAGTTTGCCAAGCGCGTCCAGCATCCCGGCACGAAGAAGGATCCGTTCATCTTCAACGCCGCCGATGCGGAAGAGCCGAAGATTGTCAGCCGGTTCGACCGAATCTTTGACGAACTGGGGTGATCGGATGGATTTTATTTCCCTTAACGACATTCAGGACAGCATCCTGAACTGCACGGATGACGATGTTTCCTTTGCCAACGATCGTCTCGAAGCAAAGGCAAAGTCGTTCGGGCTGACGGACGATGAGATCGTCAGTCCATGCAGGGAGAGTGTCAAACAGCTGGGCACGGCCATTGCCTGCAGGCAGTGTGCTCTGCGCATGATCGGTTCGGATACGACGGTCATGATTAACGGCCAGCGCGGCGACGATATCTTTCTGCAGAAGTATAAGACATACGCCGAGCAGGTAAAAACTCTGTCGGCCTCTATGGACTTTACGGATTTTGCCGGAGAGGAAACGGAAAGCGCAGGGAAAGGCGGTGTCGGTATGATTCGCTTGTACCGGGCATAAGATGGGCGTGACACTGAGGCAGGTGTCGGACGCGATCGAAGCGATTCTTGCGGATCGGGTTCCCGAGATCGAGTGGAAGACGGCCATTCTGGGCCCGGTCTTCCCAAAGACGCTCACCGGCTATATCTGCTGTGACAACATTGAGTATGGTGCCTTCACGAAGAAAGAAGACCTCGTCGAGGCAACCTTTGCAATCCAGATTATCTGCCCGAATCCGAAGGACGACCCGGAAGCTACGGCTCCGGTTGAGGACTACGCCATGAAAGTCCGGAAAGTCCTCGCGGATAACTGGGAACTCGACGGCTGGGCTGAGGAGTCAGCCGTCAAAACGATTACCTTTGCAACGCCGGCCGGCATGGCAACGGTCGGTGCTGCTATTATCGAATTTCATGTGAAATATGAGGAGTGAAACCAATGGCGAAAGTAAGAGCAAAACGAGCAGCTTCCGCAGACAAAATGCGGGGCAAGGAATCCCTTGTATATCTGAATTACGGTGAAGCGGCTACGGAAGAGTCCCCGGTTTGGACACTGATCGGCGGCCAGACGACCGGCGACCTCGATCTGAGCGCGGATTCGATCGACGCATCGAATAAGGCCTCGGATGGCTGGGGCGAAACCTATGCCGGTGTTAAATCGTCGGAGCTTTCCCTCGAGGGTATCATCTGCAAATCAGATGAAGGATATAAGGCCATGAAAGATGCTTTTGTTAACGACGAGGCCGTTGACATTTGCCGTTATGCCGCTGACGGTACGGCCGACCGTAACTGGTATAACATCACGGAAATTTCGGATGCAACGCCGCACGATGACATGGCAACCTTTAAGGCAACGCTCGGCGGCATCGGTGCACCGACCTGGTATGAGGGGTGCACAACGGTTGATGATGTCAAAGGCGCAATGCAGCCGACGAAGACGGTAGTAAAACAGGGAGCTTGATCTAAATGACGAATCAGATGTACTACGACAAAATTACACGCCGGGTTCATCTGAGTATTGGCGGGGAGGAATATCTCCTCGCTTTTACTCTGTCCGGACTGGAGCAGCTGGAGAGCCGCTGCGGCACTTCCCTTTATAAGCTGGTATCGAACAACGACTATTCGCTTTCGACGCTGGTTGATGGGTTCTGGATCGGCCTGATGGGCGGCGGCAAACGTGTGAAGCGTGAAGAGGCTGCGGCCATTGCCTCGAAATACATGCAGGAACAGGAAGGGCTCGGCTCCCTCATGAACCTGTTCCTCGGTTTGCTCGCTCTTTCCGGTATCCTCGGCGTCAAGCAGGGAAAAGAACTGCTGAAGACCGTCAACATGCTGACGAAAGACGAAGTCCTCGACGCTGCGATCAAGGAAGAAGAGGAAGAGGCAAAACAGAAAGAGCAGGATGACGCAAAAAACGCGATGAAGCCGGCCACGAAATAACGTGCGTCGGTGATTATCTTGCTCAGATTCTCCCGATCTGTTACGGCGAGCTCGCCCTGACCGGGGAAGAGACTTCGGTAATGACCCCATGGGAACTGCAGATGCGCGTCAGAGGATATGCGCGGCGGCAGAAAAACCGGCGCCTCTTTACCGCGTCGTTTATCACGGCTCCCATGATCAACGCCGGGTACAACCGGCCGAAGCGCAACGTCACCGTACAGAAACTGCTTCCGGATGACTTCCATGTTGAGGTCAGCCCGGCGAAGAAAGAATCCCTTATGAAATTTGCCGAAGAACAGGAAAGGAGGCGGAAACATGGCAGACCATAATATTAAGATTACAATTTCGGCAGACGGATCGCAGGCAAAGACGGCTTTGCAGGCGACCAGCAAAGAGATTGACAGCCTGAACAAAAAGAAGGTATCCGGGGTATCTACGTCCGGCCTGAATAAAAGTCTCGATCAGACAAAAAACAAGGCTCAGGAAGCGGCCAAGTCGATGGATGTTTTCGGTTCTGCAGTCAGCAAAATCAAAGGCGTTGTTGCCGGCGCCTTTGCTGTCGGCTCTATCGTGTCTTTCGGTAAAGCAACCCTTCAGGCTTCCGCAAATGCCGAACTCCTGAAAAAAGGCCTTGCGTTCAGCCTCGGCAATGCCGGCGCGGAACAGCTTATTGCCAACATGCAGGCAATCGGCGAGGCGAGTGCTTACGATACGTCTCAGCTGACGCCGATGGCGCGGGCGTGGGTCAATATCGGCGAAAATGCAGATCAGGCTACGGCTAAGATGCAGACGATTGTTGACGCAGGCTCCGCTTACGGCATGACCGTCGATCAGCTGGATCGCGTCAACCTCGCGCTGACACAGATGCAGATGAAAGGAAAAATCTCCGCAGAAGAGATGATGCAGCTGACGGAGGCAGGACTTCCGGCATGGAACCTGCTTTCCGAGCAGATGGGCGTTCCTGTCGCTCAGCTTCAGGACATGGCATCGAAGGGACAGCTGACGCAAGAGGCTATGGATGCCCTGTTTGATGGCATGAAGGCCAAGACGGAGGGTGCGGCGACGTCCCTCGCTGACAGCCTGATGGGCAAGTTCTCCAACATGGAAGAGGCCCTGACGAACAGTATGTCGGACATCGGCGACATCATCAGCAAGGCGTTTGATATCCCGGGAGTCCTCGATCAACTGGGAACCCTTGCTGAGTCGTTTAAGGCTCACATGGGCAACATCAAGAATGCCGTTATTGCCGGCGGCGGTGTAGGCCAAGCCTTTGCCAACGAACTTGAGAAAATCAGCCCGATTGCCGGGGCTGTTGCCAACACAGTTATCGCGGCATTTGAAAAGATCAAAAGTATTATCGAGAGCAACGAAGGAGCCATTAAAAACTTTGTTGTTGTAGTCGGATCGATTGCGGCGACGGTTGCTCTGTGGAACGGTGTTGCCGCGGCTATTGCCTCGATACGGACGGCACTTATCGCGGCAAAAACTGCAGCTCTGGCTTTTCGTGCTGCCTGCGCGGCAAACCCGGTGCTCTTGGCCATCTCGTTGATTATTGCGGCTCTTGCTCTCTTGTATACCCATTGGGATGAAGTCAAAGCGGCCGCGCTTTCCTGCTGGGAGTCGGCGAGCAGTGCGGCGAGCAATGCCGCAAGCCAGATTTCCGGTGTTGTCGGCGGCGCTATTGAACGCGTCAGGGGATTGTGGGACGGTCTCGTTTCGGCGTTCTCTCATCCGATTGACTTCGTCGTAAACGTTACGAGAAATGTTACCGAAAAAGTTTTTGGCGGTAGCAGTGCAACTCCTGAGGCAAAAGGCGGTATTAACGGCGGACCGATGCGCTTTGCATCCGGTGGACTTGTCGGTGGGAAAATCCCTGCACTCGCCAACGGCGGACAGCTGAGACACGGCACGCCGGCTATTGTCGGCGAGGCGGGTCCGGAAGCTGTTATCCCACTTCGCAAAGACGTCCTCGCAAAAATCGGTGATGGCATTTATAAAGCCGCAGCGCAGGGGAAAGCAGACAAAAATCAGGTATCGGAGATTCAGATGAAGATCCAGTCGTACCTGAAGACGAATGATGTCAGCGCTTATGCCAAGGTTCTTGAAGAGGCCGAGGAAAAAGCGCGTGCTGTCGGTGAACAGCTCCGCTCGTTCGAGGACTACGAGAAGAGGGCCAAGGAAGAGGCGGCCAAGTATGCGGCTGACGGGCAGGAAACGCTCGACGTCCAGAACAAGATTGCCTCCCAGACGGCGAGAATTGCGGAACTGCAGGAAAAGATCAATTCCGGGAAAGCTTCGGAGCGTGACAGTCTGCAGATCAGCAGACTTCAGCAGGACACCGCCGAGATTCAGGCCAAGTACGACAAGGAAAAAGCGGAGGCCATCAAGGCTGCGCAGGAAGCGGCTGATGCTCGTGCCGGCATCGAAAAACAGTATGCAGGCGCTGTTGAGCAGATCCGCATGAACGCGGTCGAGAAGATCGCGAGCCGGGAAACAGCACTCGATCAGGCACGTGCCCAGCAGAAGAAAGCAGACCTTGCGACGAACCTCGCCGATTATCAGGCGATGATGGCTCAGCGCGATGAGATCACAGGCCAGTCGTACGCAACGGAGCTGGCCAATGAGGAAGCCCTCAACAGTCAGCGCCAGGTATGGCATGAACAGATGATGATGAACGCCGTCGAGTGGGGAACGTACATGCAGACCCTGCTGACGAACCTTGCGGCGAATTTAAGCGAGGGGATGGCAAGCGGCCTTGCGGACTGTATCGTCAAAGGCGAAAACCTCGCGGCGACGTTCGGCAAGCTCGCCCAGAATCTCCTGACAAATCTCGTCAAAGGCGTGCTTGAGAAATGGATTTCGTCTCTCGGTATCGTTCAGGCTTTGAGCAACAAAACCTCGAAGCAGGAGATCGTCAATGCCCATACGCAGGCTGCGGCTCAGGCAGCAAAGAGCGGTGTCATGGCGGCAAATGCCGCAGCAGCACTCATTGCGGCAAATCCATTCCTCGCATTCGGTGCAGGTGCTATCGTTACCGGCCAGATGGCGGCGGCAAGCGTGGCTGGCAGGGCATTCAGCCTTGCCGGTTTTTCGAATGGTGGTGCAGTCAGCGGACCGGGAACGCGCAGGAGTGACAGCATCCCGGCCATGCTTTCAAACGGCGAATATGTTATCAACGCGGATGCCGTCTCGAAGATCGGCCGTCCTGCTCTTAATATGATCAACGACGGCTATCTTCCGTTTGCGGAAGGCGGCTCTGTCGGAGGCAAGAGCTCTGCCGGCGGGAGCGGTCCGGTATCGTCCCCATCGGTAACGCTCCAGGTATCAACGATGGACGCTTCGTCCTTTACGGACTTCTTGCGTGACGGCGGCCTTGATACGATCAAGCAGGCACTTTTTGACAGCAACAGAAACTTTGCTGCAGATGCGGGGGTGTGGTAATTGCGTAAGTTTCCGACAAGCTTGAACAAGCTGGCATGGTCCAGTACGAAGACACAGGGATGGAATACAGCCGTTCAGACATCTGGATCCGGAAAGACTCGGACGATGACCAACCAGCTCCTGCCGATGTGGACGATTGAGACGAAGTTTGCCCGTCTCACGAATGAAGAGTGCCGTCGGTTTCTCGGCTTTGTGGCGCTTCTCAAGGGAGGCTTCGAGCCGTTCCTATGGAAAGACCCGGAGGATTTTAAGGAGGTCGGCGCTCCCTGTTCGCTGATCTCCGGTTCAAAGTATCAGGCCTTCATGCGGTTCGGCGATTATCTCGAGCCGGCGGAATACATCGAGGACGTGACCGTTTATGTTGACGGTAAGAAATATGCGCCCTCGGGCTACACGGTCACGAACGGCGTTATTACGTTTAACTCGGCTCAGTCGGCCACGGCCAAGATCACGGCTGACTATACCTATTACTGGAAGGTCCGCTTTAAGGATGACAGCGCTACCATCACGGCCAAGTTTATTAATTTCAATGACAGTAAGTCTTTCAAGCTGGTTACAGTGAGGTGATTGTATGAAAGAGGTTAACGCCGATCTGAATACGTATCTGAATACCGCGAAAAACCTCACGTCCTGCGACCTGTATGAATTGGTGCTCTACGACGGACGCCATTTTTATTACGCGGATACGGATATGGATATCTTTTATGACGGCAACAATTACGTGCATAACGGCCTGCTGATTAAGCGTGCCCAGATCAAACTGAACAGCACGGTTGTCGTTGATACGATGACGGTCACGATCCACGCGGACAAGAAGGACAAGCTCGGCGACGTGCCGATCCTGAAGGCGGCCAATGACGGCGTATTTGACCGGAGCGTGCTTTATCTGAGGCGGTGCTTTTTCCGCGACACGACGATCATCGGCTGTATTGACCTCTTTGGCGGTAACGTCGAGGTCAAGTCTGCCGGCGGCATCAAACTGGAACTGACAGTTAAAGCGAAAACGCAGGGACTCAATATGCAGTTCCCGATCCGAAAATACTATCCGCAGGGCACGTATTCTGTTGACAGCACGAGTCAGATCATCACGAGCAAAGACACGGATGATACGTGCCTGATTGCTCCGTTCATTCCTCGAAAAGAGGTGCTGCTGTGATGACTAAAGGTGAGCGCATTGTACAGGCGGCGATGACATGGCTCGGGACGCCTCACATCAACATGGCCAAGGTCAAAGGGAAAGGCGTTGACTGCGGTATGCTGCTGGTGGCGTCTCTCGAGGATTCCGGGCTGGAGCCTCACGGATTCCTGCCGGTACATCCGTACTCGAACGAGTGGCACCTGCATCATTCCTCCGAATGGTTCCTGAGCTACGTCAAACAGTATTGTCAGCTTGTGCCGACGGAAGAAATGGCCGCAGGCGATTTTCTCATGTATCAGTTCGGACGGTGCATCTCTCACGGCGCCATCTATATAGGCAGCCATACGATTATTCATGCCGTCATCAATCAGGGCGTGATTCTGTCCGATCTGGATGACAGTATGCTTTATAACGGACGCGGAGAATCGCGGCTCCGTTATGTTTATCGGTATTGCGGAAGGAGGGGGAAGCATGGGACTGTTTCGAAGCCATACCGTGACATCGAGGGCAAATAAAATCTCGGAATTCACGGTCGCTACGGCGGAATACGGTGCGGCTGTTCCGGAAGTCCTCGGGACGACACGTATTTCCGGCAACGTTATTTATTACGATGACTTTACAGCGCATGAGCATAAAGAAAGCCATCGCTCCGGCAAGGGCGGCGGCAGCAAGTCAGTCAGCATCACTTACACGTATACGGTGGCTGTCATTGTCGGCCTCTGTGAAGGACAGATCAGCGGTATCGGCAATGTCTGGATCGGCAAGGACATGTACGCTTATCCGAATGATAAGATTCAGCTTACCTTGTTTGACGGCCGCGAAGGCCAGAAGGCATGGCCGTATGTTGTCGGCAAGCATCCGAAAAAGGCTCTCCCATATACCGGCCTTGCCTATATGGCAGGCGTTATCGATCTGGGAGACTCCGGCAGTATGCCGAACTACAACTTCGAAGTCAAAGGCAAGCTGCTGGACAGCGGAGACGGTGTTGACGTCAACCCGGCGGACTACATCCGTTACGTCCTCGACAAAGCAGGCCTCAGCAAAACGGAAATCGTCGGCCTCGACAATTACCGCACATACTGTAAGGCGGCCGATCTCTTAATCAGCACGCCGATGGATCAGACGGGTGCTCAGGAGACGCGCAGCATCATTAACGCGATTGCAACGCTGACGAATGCCTACATGTTCTGGAGTAATGACAAGTTCAAGATCGTCGTACTCGACGACCGTGAATATGACGGATGGACGCCGGATAAGACGATCCTCTATGACCTTACGGCCGATGATTTTATCCCACAGAACGGTCAGGCGCTCGTTACCTATTCCCGTAAGGATTCGAGCGAAATCTACAACCAGTACCCGGTCGAGTTTACGAACCGTGCGAACGGCTACGAAAAGGAAACCGTCAGCTATGCGCTAACCGAGGATATTAAGGACTACGGCCTGCGTCAGGCAAGCGCGACCAATGCCGGCTACATCTACACGAAGGAACGTGCCGTCAAGATCGCTGAGATGCTCGCAAGGAAAAATCAGTACGAGCGCAACCAGTATACATTCAAACTTGACTGGTCGTTCTGCAGACTCGAGGTCGGCGACCTCGTAACACTGACTGACGTGAACTGCGGGCTTGACCATCAGGTTGTCCGCATCAATTCCGTCACTGAAGGAACGGACGGACTACTGACGCTCACGGCCGTCTCTCAGCCGGATGGAACCTATACGCAGGCAAAATATGATGTTCACGACGTTGACCGTCCTTTTGTTGATTACAACGCTCCTGCGCCAGATACCGATACTCCTGTTATTCTGCAGCCGCCGGCTGACCTGACGCAGGACGGCACAGAGCTGTGGATCGGAGCGAAAGGCAAGACCGATAACTGGGGCGGATGTGATGTCTATGTGTCAGATGATCAGCAGTACTACCGCCATGCCGGCCGTATTGCAAGTTCTGCTCGTATCGGTACACTCGCCTCGGACATCACGGCCACGGCCACGGATATCGAGGTCAAAGTCAACGGCACCTTCCTTCCGGGAACAAAGCAAGACGCGGAACGCGGCAATACGCTCTGCTGGCTCGAAGGGGAATGCCTCTCGTACCAGACGGCCGATCTTCTGCAGAACGGCAATTACAAGCTGGGCGGATGTCTCCGCGGCCAATACCATACGTCAGCGGTTTCCCATTCCGGCGGCGCGTCCTTTGCCCGCCTTGACACGGCACTCCTTCGCATCCCTTTCCTGAAAGAAGACATTGGCAAGACGATCTGGCTGAAGTTCGTGAGCTACAACATCTTCGGAGCCGGCGAACAGGATATCTCGTCTGTTGATCCGTATACGTACACGCTCCTACCTTACTACATCCCTGCGGTTCGGAATCTGAAGGCGCACAACCGTTACCGACATATGAAGGACGGTGTATCCCGCTACGATATCGAAGTTTCTTGGGATCCTCCAGACGGCATGACCAGTTACCTTGAAGGCCAGGTCTGGTTTAAGACGAACCACGATCAGGGCGACCGTCTCGTTATCGTCGAGGGGCAGTCCGGTGACGAGCTCGGCTTTTCCGGTGAATGGCGCTATGCCGGATCGGGCAAGACGAGCGTTACAATCCCGCAGGCTGTCGTTGGAGACCGTTACCGCATTGCCGTCACGACGAAGGATCAGTGGGGCATGGCCACAAGTCCGGATACCGCGCCGAGGATCGATCTGCTTGTCGCGATGAAATCGACAATCCCGAATATTCCGGACGGCTTCGGTATTACTTTTGGTGCGGCTGCTATCGTATCGTGGCAGGAAGTCACGAACACCGACATTGACTTTTACGAAGTCCGTCTTGATGATAACCCGGGCGCGGAAAATACAGGCCTGCTTATTCGTACAAACGGCCTCGAAGTCGCACTGACCCTTCCGGGGCGCTGCGGTACGCTTTACCTTTACGCGCGCAATGCTCTTGCTAAGTACAGCGATCCGGCCAAGCTCACGTATTACAAGCCCGCTCCGATCCGTCCAAACCCATTGAAGCTTACGGCAAAGCTTGGCGGCATATCGATTGAAGCCGATCCCGTTCCTGCGGACTGCAACGGCATGAACGTCTATATTGACGATACGCTCGTTCATACCGTCAACAATACCGTGACGCACACCTGCGATCCGGGCGTGTACGGCGTTCAGGCAGCATATACCGATATTTTCGGCGAAGGCCCGCGGACGAATATGGCGTATATCACGGTCAAGGCGCTTGTTGATGAAAGCCTGATCGAAGAAGAAGCAATCACGCTGAAGCAGGTCAATCAGGTTATCAAGGATGCAGTTGTCGATGCACAAAAATCTGTTACCGATATTGCGGAACTCAAAAAGACGGACTCTCAGATTCAGGCGACAGTGACTGAGACAAAAAAGGACCTGACGTCACAGATCACGCAGAACGCCAATAGCATTACCTCGATCATTACGAATCTGAACAAAGCACCGTCAGAAAGCGCATACAGCGCGATTGTTCAGCTCCTCAGCGCAATCAACCTACGAGTCCAAAAAGGAGATGTCGTTAATCAGATTAACATGTCACCGTCTGGCACACTCATCGACGGTAAATATCTGCACATCACCGGATTAACCCAAATTGACAACAATGTCATTGTTAATGGCATGCTGGATTCGAAGTCTGTTTCCGCTGATAAGATTCAGGCGGGGGCTGTCGGCACGGATCAGCTGGCGGCGAAAGCTGTAACTGCGAACAAAATGAGTGTCGATTCGTTGGATGCGATTACGGCGACAATCGGAACACTGCGTACCAAGACGTCTGGAGCACGCGTTGAAATCAAGGATAATCTTATTCAGGTATACGATGAAAACAATGTGCTCCGTGTTCGGCTAGGGGTGTGGTGACATGAGCGCAGGATTACAAGTATTCGATGCTGATGGCGACTTGATGCTGGATACATCTACTAATGTTTGGAAAAAGCTTGGCGAATTTACAACCTGTTATAACGATGGCGACGGCTCTATTACTTTTGATTCGATCGGTAGTAATAAGATCATGATCTATCAGAAAAAAATAGAGGTTGTTCGGTCTGGAGGAACTACAATTAGAGCCTATCCATATAGATTCTCTATAGAAGATACGAAAATAAGTTGGAAGTTTGTCACGAATGACATGGATTACTGGTACTTCGCTCAACACAAGTATCGTAATGCAAATACGACAGCGGCGATATATAGGGTTACTTGGGAATATGGGTGGTACGAATGAGTTCATATTTTGAAACGTTTAATAATAATAGCGCCCTATCCTTGCAGATATCCGACAAACATACAATAGCGTTAATAAAACGCCATGGCGTCATAAAGTCAAATGAGTGTGATATAAGAGCGCATTGCTTCTATGGTGTTCAAATAAATAGCGACGAATTGTATGTTTCGTATCAAACTACCAATGGGTATTTGTACGCCTCACCTATAATGTGGCATGGCGGGTCGCGCGTTCAGTATGTTGCGTCTGAGGGGACAGAGATACGGTTTTATGTTTGGGCTAATAGCGACACAATATCTGGTAGTGAATCCAGTGTCGGCTTGGAGGTATTTAATGATAAGGGCAATACGGTTTATTCATCGACACACTTGACAATGTCACCTAGGGATTTTGTTTATATTGGGACAAAGAGTATTAAGAATATAACTTGGGAAAACGCTTGGGACAAGTTTTTTAGCCTTACAACAGAGCGATCCTACACATATAACGGTATATCGCCCTTCGTCACCCCATTCGCAACACCTTGGGGGCACAGAACCGAAAGCATAGCTGCTCATAGTGATTACAACGCTGTGGTACGCGAAATAGCACCGTT